GGGACAACTTAAATTGTGAGTCGCTCGACTCGCTTTTTTATGGACAGACACCTTCTCTCGAAAGTGCCCTTGGGAGATGACGGACTCGGCCCCTCTTCGCTAAAACGCGTCGAGGAAGACCTTCGTGTCGCCAATCTTCGCTTCCGGAGCCTGGTTCAGTATTTCAATCGCTGTTATAGGATTGAATTACCTCCACTAACCTTTTCTTCTCTTTCAGAGATGAGGTCGTTTTGTGGACAGGGAATGGAAACGGAGTGTTTCAAAAAAATAAAAGAAAAAAACATAAGAAATACCGTCCACCCTTGGGGCGAGTCGTTGTCTACGATTCGCGTTCACCAACGTGTGTCGATTATCAGCTCTACCTTTCTTTTCCGTAAAGTTCTTCCTGCTACTTCTCCACCCTGTGTGGAGTCGTATGTTAAGAAGATGGTTACACCTTCGGTTTCTCCTTCTCCCGACTTTCTCTCCTTTGTCAGGAGTGAAGTGGATAGGATGTTCCCCGTTGGTTGGGATCACGGTTATGATCGGAAGATTGGTCGTATGACCTTGCCGACATCGGCTTGTTGGGAGCGGGGTAGGGGTAAAGGTGGTGCGCGTGCAACCCTTATGGATGCGCACATGAAAATAGAAAGAAAAGAGTTCTGTGATTATTTGCGTGGGTCTCACCGCCCTTCGTGGTATGTCACTCCTAATACAGTTCGTGCTGTCTCCGTTTTTACCGGAGGCAAGTACCGGATTGTGACAAAAAATCGTGTCTCAATGCAGAGTCTGTCTCCGCTGCACGATACACTCTATTCTTTCTTAACAAAAAAAAACTGCTTTCTTGAGAGGCGAAGCTTTGCCGGAATGTTTCACGGACTTTAAACCAGTTCGCGGCGAGGTGTTTGTTTCGGGGGATTACGAGAGTGCGACCGATAATCTTTCACTTGAGGTTCAGCGCCTCATTTTGAATTTGATTCTCGATCGTTGTACTCATGTTCCTTCGGACATTATCCAAGCCGCTCTGGCCTCACAGTCGTGTGGGTTTTTCTCTGCACGCGGCGAGTTCTTAGGCCAGCAGGCCCGTGGACAGCTGATGGGCAACCTTCTTTCGTTCCCTCTTCTTTGTCTTGTCAATTACCTTGCGTTTAAGCACTTTGTGCCGAGACGCGGGGTTCCTGTCAGGATAAATGGGGATGATATTGTCTTCCGTGCGAGACCTTCAGAGGTCGATCGGTGGATGGAGGGCGTCCGTTCAGCTGGTCTGACCCTTTCCAAGGGTAAGACACTAGTCGACAATCGCTTTTTCTCTCTTAATTCTACTTTTTTTAGTTCGACTTTTTCTAAGGTTCGCCTTGTAAGAACGATGCGATCGACGTGGTGGTTCTCTTCGTTGGAGGATCCTACTGCCGTTGCTGAGAGAGTTCGCTGCCTTTCGCAGTGTTCACCCGTTCACGTTCGAACTTGGCTTCTTGGTCACTTCCTCCGCCTAAACCGTGCTTCGATTTTCTTCTATCAACGTTCCCTTCGTCGGGGACTTGGTTGCAGAATTTCGGACGCGGCCATAGCGTGTGGAGGTTACACTCAGAGAGAGTCTTTTTACAGTAAGTTGGATTCCGAAGCGCCACTTCCTGTGGCGAAAGTCGGTTTCCATAAACAGAAAATACCGGAAGGATGGAGAAGAGTAGAGACTAATGATTCGTCCCAGGATGAAGAATTTTTTGAAGCTTTGGTGGATAGTGCTTGGGACCCATCTGAAAATGTCGGTGAAACCGACTGGAAGATGGGTACCCTTCGCTGGAATCCGATCCGGAAACCTGAGGTTAGGCGTTTGGCGAGGTTGTCTCGACTCAGTTTTGTTGAGTGTAGGAGACTTCTCGCCCTTACTGAAATAAAAGAGTGGAAAGAAACAAAAAAAGAGAAACATTGGCAACGTTGGACTTCCCTCACGTTTGTGAGGGGTACTTGTCCCCCGCTTGCGGGCATCGTTACACCGATGGAAACTAGTAAGTAGAGCAGTGGAGTAGGCCCCGAAATAGTCTTGGCCCGTGTGGTCCGACTTAGGGTCGCTACCTTTTAGCGGCGAAAAAGCTAGGAAATATTTTTCTTGCCCAAGTGCGTAGAATCGCGTGCTTGGGGAGGTGGTCGTACTTTTGTATTGCCGGGTTAACCCTCCGGGGGACAAACTACCAAGGAAAAGCCTGAGGTAAAGAAGGACGTAGGCGTGTGTAGGCACCCGAACCTTTGTTTCGATGAGAC